TGGGGCGTTCGCCTGCGCAGCGTTGCGTGAATCACATTTCTGAACCGGACACTGAAATACCGCCGGGATTCAGGGGGTGACGTGTCATGAAAAACATTGCGGCAGTTGGGGTTCTTGAACGTATTCGCAGACTTGCACCACAGGGGGCGGTTCCACCGTACCGGACGGTGGAGGAGTGGCGGGAATGGCAACTTGCTGAAGGACGAAAACGCAGCGAGGAGATTAACCGCCTGAATCATCAGGTGCGGGTTGAAAAAATCCTGAACCGTGCGGGCATCCAGCCGCTTCACAGGAAGTGCTCATTCGGGAACTACCGGGTGCAGAACGACGGTCAGCGCCATGCTCTGAGCCAGGCGAAATCCATTGCCGATGAATTGATGACCGGATGTACAAACTTCGTGTTCAGCGGTAAACCTGGTACCGGTAAAAATCACCTGGCAGCAGCGATTGGCAATCGGCTGATGGCGAAGGGGAGAAGCGTGATTATCGTCACCGTGTCCGATGTCATGAGCGTGTTGCATGACGGCTACGACAACGGCCAGTCCGGGGAAAAATTTTTACAGGAGCTTTGTGGAGTTGACCTTCTGGTCCTTGATGAAATTGGCATGCAGCGGGATACGCGCAACGAGCAGGTCACGCTGAACCAGATAGTCGACCGCAGAACGGCTTCGATGCGTAGTGTCGGAATGCTGACGAACCTGAATCACGCAGCGATGAGCACACTCCTCGGAGATCGGGTGATGGACCGTATGACCATGAATGGTGGTCGTTGGGTGAATTTTAACTGGGAGAGCTGGCGGTCAAACGTTGGACGTCAGGGTATGTGAGAATTTTTGACGAGGTAAATTTTCGATGGAAACTGTATTGCATGCACTGAAAGCGATGGGAAAAGCCAATTCTGTTGAACTGGCGGCGCGGCTTGATATCAGCCGTGAAGAAGTTCTTAACGAACTGTGGGAACTCAAAAAAAATGGCGTTGTTGATAAAACGGGTCACACCTGGTTTCTGGCTGTCGAAGGTGAAGCCGGGGTAACCGAAGGGCAGGCACTACAACCTGAAGCGCCGGATGTGGTAACCGAAGAGGTCGCTCCAAAAGTTACCGCAGACATGATGGTTGAGTTTATCGGTCAGGATGGTGCTAAAACGTGTGAGGAACTGGCGGGTAAGTTCGGCGTCAGTACTCGCAAGGTTGCTTCCACGCTGGCGGTGGTAACCGCAACGGGGCGGCTGGCACGCGTTAATCAGAACGGTAAATTTCGTTACTGCATGTCGGGGGGTAATTTACCAGCAGATCCGAAAGCCGCGCCGGTAACGAAAAATGATGGTAAGGCCTTTCCTCAGCCAGCAGGTGCTGCGTTACCAGTCCGGGAAGCCGCAACACAGGAAGAAATTAAAACAGAAACTGTGGCGGACATTGTGCAGCCGTTGCTATCGTTTACCGAAACGCAAGCAGATGAGCTGATTTTTCCGTCCCTGCGCAGGGCAAACCTGGCGCTGCGCAGGGCGAAAAGTGATGTTCAGAAGTGGGAGCGAGTCTGCGCCGCGCTGCGGGAGCTGAACAAGCACCGGGATATTGTTCGACAGATTACTGATTCTTCCCGCCGTGTTGTATCGGAAAAGTGATAGCCGGAGGCGCTTATGGCGAAACCTTTTACACACGAACAGCGTGAAGAACTGAAGGCCCGAATTATCGGGCTGGTACGCAAAAATGAACGCATGACGATATCACAACTGGAGAGAGCGACGGGAGCAGGCTGGCATTCAGTCAGACGTTGCCTTGTGGATGTACTGGCTTGTGGCGATTTATACATGCCCGGTAAATACGGTGTTTTTACATCAGAACAGGTGTATCGCGTATGGCGTAAGGCAGCGGAGAAAGCAACCGACCAGACATTGATTCGAAAGTTACCAGACGGAGAAATACGCCGCTACGACAGACAACAGAACATAATCTGTGGCGAGTGCCGGAAGAGTGAAGTTATGCTGCGTGTACTGGCGTTCTATCAGGGCAATTTTCAGGAGGCGGTACTGTGAGTGAATTAGCTATCAGGCTTCAATTGTCGCTGGCATTCGCATCAAAGGAGAATGAGATGACCACTTTTACAAAAGAGCAGTTAATCAGTCATGTTAGTGAAAATGTAAAGGCGATGAAATTTGCAGTAAAACAGACAGTATTCAAAAATTCTCTCGAGGCAATTGAGTTGGATTTAGCACTGGCCCTTGTTGCTCAGGCTTCGCTGGAAGCAGAGCCCGTGCTTTATATGAATCGATTTACCGGAAAGACATTCTCACTGGAAGAGCAACCCGGTGCTGATAAGGAACCGGAAATATACGTGCCGCTATATGCTGCCCCGCCAGACAGCGCCGCCATGCTTCAGGCTGGAAACTTTCGGGAAAATAAGGGTTCGTCAACCAATAATTTTCGGGAAATCTCGGAAACGTCAACCAACTATCCGGTAACTCCGGATGGTTGGATAAGCTGTAGTGAGCGAATGCCGGATGATGGTCAGCACGTAATTATTTTATGTGATGGCGCATTCGTTCTTTATGCGCAATATCGAGACGGTGAGTTTTTTGATGTAGTCCGTAATGGTGATGAATTTTTCGAAACACAGAGCCGCAATGTAACCGACTGGATGCCGCTACCAGAACCGCCGCAGGAGGTGCGCCAATGATCTGGCCTGAAGCCTTTGCAATTACAGGCGTTGCTATAGCTATTGATTTTTTAGTATATGTTATTTGTCGGTGGGGGTAAAAACGTTCGCCGGGATTCACACCAAAGGAGGGAATATGTCGGATGATATTTCACTGGCAATGGAAGGTGCTCTGGCTGTTATTGCTGTTGTGGGCGTTTACTGCCTGGTTGTGTTTTTGATGGATCGACTAGGGAACTGAATTCATTACGATATGGGAATTCCCATATCGGGTAAAAACGGTTTGCGGTAAAGCGAGAGTTAAGTAGAATTGCTGCGGGTGCTTGAGGCTGTCTGCCTCGGGCATGCCACCGTAAGGCAGACAGAGAAAAGCCCCAGTTAACATTACGCGTCCTGCAAGACGCCTAACATTAATCTGAGGCCAATTTCATGCTAGACATATGTAGGTTAGCCTCTTACGCGCCGAAAGGCAAGGAGAAGCAGGCTATGAAGCAGCAAAAGGCGATGTTAATCGCCCTGATCGTCATCTGTATCACCGTCATAGTGACGGCACTGGTAACGAGGAAAGACCTCTGCGAGGTACGAATCCGAACCGGCCAGACGGAGGTCGCTGTCTTCACAGCTTACGAACCTGAGGAGTAAGAGACCCGGCGAGGGAGAAATCCCTCGCCACCTCTGATGAATCAGGCATCCTCAACGCACCCGCACTTAACCCGCTTCGGCGGGTTTTGTTTTTTCCTGGCATTCTGGTTTACAATTCGCACGCCAGCCTGAACAACTGGCACCTGCTGCGCCAGCAGAGACAACCGATGGCGCACGATACCAAATTATACAATTCTGATGATTCTGCCGTCTTTGCCAGCAGGCGCGGACGGTGTTTTCACGCATTCAAATCTGACTGGTACCAGCATCCCCCATGCACTGAAGAACAGGCCGAATGGCTCATTCAGTGTTACCGCAGGCGCGGATGCGAGGTTAAAAAAGCCCTTAGCCTCGACTACCGTCACTGGATAATCTCCGTCAGGCTCCCTTACTCCGAACGGCCACCGCGTCCGTCCCGCACATTCCAGCAACGGATCTGGAGGTAATGTGCGGGTATTACTTCGACCTGTTCTGGTACCGGAACTCGGTCTGGTTATCGTTAAGCCAGGCCGTGAATCAATGTCAGCATTCCATAACGGCAGAATACTGGTGGAGCCGGAACCAAAAAGCATGCGAGCTCTGCCGTCCGGGGTTGTACCTGCCGTTCACCAGCCGCTGGCGGAAGATAAATCACTACTGCCATTTTTCAGCGATGAGCGGGTGAGCCGTGCTGCGGGTGGCGCTGGTGCACTGTCTGACTGGTTATTACGTCACGTGAAATCCTGCCAGTGGCTACACGGTGATTATCATCACAGCGAAACCGTCATTCACCGTTACGGTACCGGCGCAATGGTGTTGTGCTGGCACTGCGACAACCAGCTGCGTGACCAGACATCCGAATCACTCGAGCAACTTGCTCATCAAAACCTGTCAGCATGGATGATTGACGTCATCGGTCACGCAATAAGCGGTACGCAGGAGCGTGAATTATCTCTGGCTGAATTATCCTGGTGGGCGGTCCGCAATCAGGTGGCGGACGCGCTACCGGAAGCGGTATTACGTCGTTCGCTGGGGTTGCGTGCGGAAAAAATCCGCTCCATGTACCGTGAAAGCGACATCGTACCGGGAGAGCAGACCGCCACCAGCATACTGAAACAGCGCACAAAAAATCTTGCGCCGCTGCCTCACGCCCACCAGCAACAGAACCCACCACAGGAAAAGACGGTGGTCAGCATTGCCGTTGATCCTGAGTCTCCGGAATCTTTCATGAAACGACCTAAACGTCGCCGCTGGGTTAACGAGAAATACACTCGCTGGGTGAAGACACAGCCGTGTGCGTGTTGTGGTAAGCCAGCCGACGATCCCCATCACCTGATTGGTCATGGTCAGGGCGGAATGGGGACAAAATCTCACGATATTTTCACGCTACCGCTGTGTCGGGAGCATCACAACGAGCTTCATGCGGATCCGCTGGCGTTCGAAGAAAAGCATGGTTCTCAGGTTGATTTAATTTTTCGTTTTCTTGATCACGCCTTTGCAACTGGCGTGCTTGGGTAAAAGAGGTGACTGATGCTCATAGATTTGGTTTTACCTTACCCGCCGACGGTGAACACTTACTGGCGACGCCGTGGCAGCACATATTTTATCTCGGAGGAGGGAAAGCGTTATCGCCGGGCTGTGGCGCTTATTGTTCGCCAGCAGCGGCTGAAATTAAGCCTGTCCGGAAGGCTGGCGATAAAGATTATTGCCGAGCCACCGGATAAGCGCCGCCGTGACTTGGACAATATTCTGAAAGCGCCGCTGGATGCGCTGACGCATGCGGGGTTGCTAATGGACGATGAGCAGTTTGATGAAATCAATATCGTTCGTGCTCAGCCAGTATCTGGTGGACGTCTGGGGGTGAAGATTTACCCCATAATGCTTGAAGGGCAGGTCAAAAAATGAAACTGGAAGATTTACCGAAATACTACTCCCCAAAATCCCCCGGCCTGACTGATGCATCGGCCTCAACGTCGAAAGATACGCTGAGTATCACTGATGTGATGGCTGCGCAGGGCATGACACAGAATTGGGCTGAGATGGGGTTTTCTGCGTTCCTTGGGAAAATGGGCATTAGTATGAATGACAGAGAGCGGGCAACAGAATTGCTGACAGAATATGCACTCAGTCGGTGTGATCGCGTGGCGGCGTTAAGAAAACTCCCGGCAGAAATAAAACCGGCAGTGATGCGTATTATGGCTTCGTATGCGTTTGAAGATTATGCCCGTAGCGCGGCGAGCAAAAAACAGTGCCCCTGTTGTCACGGAAAAAAATTTATTGAAAGCGAGGTTTTTACAAACAAGATCCAGTATCCGGATGGTAAGCCGCCAGTGTGGGCAAAGTGCACAAAAGGCGTGTATCCGTCTTACTGGGAGGAATGGAAAAAAGTCAGGGAGGTGGTAAAAGTTGCCTGTCCGGAGTGTGGAGGGAAGGGGGAGGTTTCCACCGCCTGTAAAGATTGTCGTGGGCGCGGTGTTGCCATTCATCGTGAAGAGTCGGTAAAACGTGGTATGCCTGTTATCAGAGACTGCCAGCGTTGTGGTGGTCGTGGCTATGAAAGATTACCTTCAACGGAGGCATTTAATGCCATATGTAATGTAACCGATGCCATATCTCTTGATACATGGAAAAAAACAGTTAAACGTTTTTACGATACGCTGGTGGTGCAGTTTGATATTGAAGAAGCATGGGCAGAACAACAACTGAAAAAGGTGACCAGATAGCTTTGTTGATTTTTCCCGAATCTGTGGTAAAATTGCCCTAACGATGGGCGTTTTATGCCTGACGTTAGAAGATTTTTTACACCCGTCGCCAGGCGGGTTTTTTTATGACTGAAATCACGCCAGTACAGTAAACGCGCTGGTGGTTGTGAATACCGGTCTTTCAGCTTGCTGGCTTTTTCGACAAGAGTTATTGGTATGTCACGTTAACCAGAAAAGGGAAAAAGACATGCTAAAACAGCAGGATATGACCGAAACCGCCAGAGTGGTGTTTAATGAATTAAGCGTCACCGAACCGGCGACCGTCGGGGAAATTGCGCAGAATACTTACCTTTCACGCGAACGTTGCCAGTTAATACTGACCCAGCTTGTTATGGCGGGTCTGGCAGATTATCAGTTCGGTTGTTACAGACGCCTTCCGCAGTGAAGGTTTTTTTTATTTGTGGTAATGGGCGGCTGGTGGGTGTTAGCGGCACCTGCCAGCCATCTGCTCATGCGTTGGGGTCACAAGCAAACCTCAGGCCCATCTGCTTTGCGCAAAAGCAGAACGAGCCTATCAGAGAAGTGCTTACTGATCTATGGTCAATACTGTAAAAATATCCAGTTGTGAATTAATCAACGCTGATTGCCTGGAATTTATCCAGACCTTACCGGAAAACTCTGTCGATCTGATAGTCACAGACCCGCCATACTTTAAAGTGAAGCCCGAAGGCTGGGATAACCAGTGGAAGGGCGACGATGATTACCTGAAATGGCTGGACCAGTGTCTGGCGCAGTTCTGGCGGTTACTGAAGCCTGCCGGAAGTCTTTACCTGTTCTGTGGTCATCGCCTGGCATCTGATATCGAAATCATGATGCGCGAACGCTTTAACGTGCTGAACCATATCATCTGGGCGAAGCCGTCCGGACGCTGGAACGGGTGCAGTAAGGAAAGCCTGCGGGCGTATTTTCCCGCCACAGAGCGTATTCTGTTTGCTGAACATTATCAGGGGCCATACCAGCCAAAAAATGGCGGCTATGCGGCAAAGGAGCGCGAGCTTAAACAGCATGTGATGTCTCCGCTGATTTCTTACTTTCGTGATGCGCGTGAATCACTGGGGATAACGTCGAAACAGATAGCGGAAGCCACCGGAAAGAAAAACATGGTGTCGCACTGGTTTGGTGCCCGCCAGTGGCAGTTACCGAACGAGGATGATTACAGAAAACTGCAGGCGTTGTTTGCGCGTGTTGCAGCAGAAAAACATCAACGCGGGGAACTGGAAAAGCCACACCACCAGCTGGTCAGCACATACAGTGAACTTAACCGGCAATATGCCAGCCTGCTGGAGGAGTACAAATCTTTGCGGCGTTATTTTTCTGTATCGGCTGCTGTTCCGTATACGGATGTCTGGATGTATAAGCCTGTACAGTATTATCCGGGCAAACACCCCTGTGAAAAACCGGCAGATATGTTGCGTCAGATAATAGAGGCCAGCAGTCGTCCGGGTGATTTGGTTGCCGACTTTTTTATGGGGTCAGGTTCCACGATAAAAGCCGCGCTTTCGCTTGGTCGTCGGGCAATAGGCGTTGTGAGCTTGAGGCTGAACGGTTTGAGCAGACGGTGAGCGAGATAAGAGAAATTCTGACGTGTAAAGCTGTTGATTGATTAATTAATGCTTATTTTTTCATAAGTCTTGTTGCAATATATAAGTATGGGGTGTAAAGTTGTTCTCGAAAATAATCATGTTTTCTCACGAATCAGAGGGGGGATAATGATTGAGGTTCGATGGACAAGGACAGCCCTGAAGCAGTTACTTCGTGTGGATACGCGGTATCGGCAGGCGATAAAGGATAAGGTCGGTGCGCTAAAGGATTTTCCTCTGGTAGCCATGGATTTTAAAAAGCTATCAGGGAGTGACAATCGATTCCGTTTGAGGGTCGGCGTGTACAGGGTTATTTTTGATGTTGAGGATGGTGATCCTGTTGTCCTGGATATTAAGGAAATTAAGCGCAGAAGCACAACCACATACTAAGGGAGGCTGGCGGGAGACCGCCAGTTTGCTGAACGACATTCAATCGCGAAAGGCAATGATATGAAAAACAGTGTCCAGTTTATTACTGATAATGCCGGTGTTAGAACCGGGGTCATTATGTCAGTTGCTGAATATGAACGGCTGTTAAGTCTGGCAGATCCTGATGATGATTTTGAAAGCATCCAGTATGAAGCCGGAGAGAATGACAATGAAACAATACCTCATGAAGTAGTATCCATCATGATTGATGATGATGTGTCATTGTTGGCAGCATGGCGGATTTACAGGCGAATGACTCAACAGGAAGTGGCGGAGCGCCTGGGGGTTAAACAGTCAGCCGTATCTCAGTTTGAGAGAGCAGGAGCTCCGCGAAAATCAACACTGGAAAAACTGGCTGAGATTTACAACTGCCGACCAAATCAGTTGGCTGATTAATCCTGAGTTTGGTTTTCGTAGCGATTGCATTTTTCTTATCTGCTTGCCGTTGTAGGTAGCGTGTATTTGCATGTTGTTTTGTAGTTAACCTTATGGTTGGCTGAATTTTGTTCATCAATAAAAAATATCCCTCTCTGATCTTTAAGGTTCGCTTTGGCGGACCTTTTTTTTATTTCCGCGCCACGCCCGGCGTACATCAAAAACCACAGAGCCTTTCAGGGGTGAGCTTACGGGATGGTCAGTGTGACTTTCTCTGTGGGCTGGTCACCCCCGGGCGCAGGCTCACCCACTAAAAGGAAAAGTCACGATGTTTGGTATTTTCAAAAAGAAAACCCGCAGAGCAGCAACTGAAATTAAAAAGTTTGAGAAACGCGATCTGGCACAGGCGGTTATTAATGCTGCCTACCTGGTGGCCTATGCAGATGGTGAATGTGAGACTTCAGAGAAAGCGAAGATCGAACAGGTATTACGTAACCAGCCAGCATTGTCCGCATTTACGTCAGAAATTAATGCCATCAGTGCCACGATCACAGGTCAGCTTGACACCAATTTTAAAATTGGTCGTCGTGCAGCGTTGCGTGAAATTGAAGATGTGAAACACGATACGCGTGAAGCGGAAGACGTGCTGGATGTGGCGGTGGCCATTGCTGAAGCAGATGGTGAAATTGAGCCGGAAGAGCGTAAGGTTCTGGAAGAGATTGCTGGTGTTCTTGGCCTGCGACTGGAGAACCACCTGTGACGGTAAAACTGCGTCTGGCCGCTGTGGCACTCCTGCTGTTTCTGGTGGTGATGGTGGATTTCACCAGCAGGATCATGTCGGTGCTGGCGGATGGAGTGCTGGTCTGCGGCATTGTGGTATTGCTGTGGCCGGTGATAAAAAGAAACAGCCTGCATAATGCTTGATTTTTTTGTTTGCTGTTTATTAAAAACACTTCTGCATGGTGAATCCCCCTGTGCGGTGGGGCAATCAGCAAGAAGGAATATGGGGTAATCGCGGATTCAGGTGCTGATACTGAATTCACCGGGAGGCACCCGGCACCATGCAAGAAAAAGAATGTGCATGCAAACATGCCCCTCTCCGGAGGGGCTTTTTTATGGGTAAAAAAATGCCCGAATGGGTTCGGGCAATAGCATGAGATACTGATATTGTTGTGTTGTTATCGTGTGGATTTTAACCAGGGTTTATCAGGCTGCGCAACTGCGTGGCCTTTTTTCATTTCTTGGGCTGTAGTCCCCGTGTGTCATTCAGGCTTCCGGACTACAGCCCACTCCATATCTGATTTAATACACTATCCCGGCCGGGAGGAATAATGACATTTAAACATTATGATGTTGTCAGGGCGGCGTCGCCGTCAGACCTTGCGGAAAAGCTGACACACAAACTGAAAGAGGGCTGGCAGCCGTTTGGTAGTCCGGTGGCCATAACCCCTTATACCCTGATGCAGGCGATTGCAGCAGAAGGTGATGTGGTCGTCAGTGGTGCAACTGAGCCGGAGTGGTACTACGTCATCGTACTGGCCGGGCAGTCCAATGCAATGGCTTACGGTGAAGGGCTTCCGCTTCCGGATTCATACGATGCTCCGGATCCGCGCATTAAACAGCTGGCGCGCCGCAGTACAGTGACGCCGGGTGGGGCTGCCTGCAGATATAACGATATTATTCCGGCCGACCACTGCCTGCATGATGTGCAGGATATGAGTACGCTGAATCATCCGAAGGCAGACCTGAGCAAAGGGCAGTA